ACAACCGGCACAACCTGCACAAGCACAACAACCGGCACAACCTGCACAAGCACAACAACCGGCACAACCTGCACAAGCACAACAACCGGCACAACCTGCACAAGCACAACGACCGGCACAGGCTCCCGCACAATCTAAACCTGTAACACCTGTTGGACAGAAGCCTAAGGTAAAACCCGATCCTAAAAATCCCGGCAAGTTTGTAGACGCTGTTACTGGAAAACCAGTAGCTATGGAAGAACGCTTGTACAAAAGCAAACCAAATGATTTGTCAAAGAATGAACCAATGAATCTTGCCGAATCATTACGCAAACTAAGCGATAGATTAGATCAGCTAACATCTAAGAATCACATTAATGAAAGTAAAAATTCTTATAGGCATAACACCTTAAATGAAGGTGGAGCAATGCCCGGCGTAGGACCTATACATATTAGCGAAATAAATCCTACACTTACCGCTTTGCAAAAAAAGTTAGGTCTTGATTTGAAAAACAATACTTTGGGCAGTGTAGGTAAAAAAGAGTTTAGTGGCGATATAGATATTGCTGTAGACATTGATCCCGCTGAAGCGGCTAAGCTTGCTGAAAGATTAAAAACAATTCCTGAAATACTGGACCTCTCAAGAGGCTCAGTAATAAGCACTAAAGTGAAAATTGCTAATTATGATCCTAGTAAAAAAAGTCCCGATCCTACCAAACCAAGAACAGGATATGTGCAAATAGATTTTATGTTTGGTAATCCGCAATGGTTAAAAGATTTTTATCACGCGCCGTATGAGAAGGATAGTAAGTACAAAGGTGTACATAGAAATATATTAATTTCTGCAATTGCAGCGCATTTAGATAAGATAGAAAGCAAAGAAAAAATTGATGACGGCAGACCGGTTATTTCCACGAGGTGGATGTGGAGCCCAACAAACGCACTAGTGCGGATAGAAAGAACTCCAGAAAAAAATAAAAAAGGTAATGGTTACACTAAGAAGAATGACAACAGAATTATAGCAGGACCATATAGAGATCTTAATGATGTCGCAAAGCATCTAAGACTAAACAGTGCTGATAATTTGTATTCATATGAAACTCTACGAAAGGCAATGGATAAAAACTATTCGCCAAACTTGATTGATCAAATACTAAAAGATTTCGCTAATAACGATGTGATAAAAGAATTGGGCGTGCCTGAAGATATCAAAGAGTACACGTTAGAAAGTAAAGAGTGGTTCAAAAACATAAAGAATAGATTGTCTGATCTTACCGAAGCTAGAGACGCTAGCCCTCGCATCCCTCACCCGGAAGATGCAATATTTACTAGTCAAGCTGAAGCACTGAAATATGAACAAGCATTAGAAGATACGATTACTGGTGCAGATAAGATCAGCATCAAGTGGGATGGTGGTATAGCTCTATTCTTTGGTACAAGCCCGGAAGGTAAGTTCTTCATTAACGACAAGTATATGCCTGATGGTTTCTATGCATACAGTCCGCAAGATTGGGAACGATATGACACTACTATTAAAAAGTCAAGAACAGCAAGACCCGATCTTTACAACAAAATAGCAGTTATTTGGAAAGGGTTGCAGCAATCGGTGACCGACACCGGTATCTACAAGGGTGACTTAATGGATGTAAGTGACGGCAAGGCACTTCAACCGGTAAACGGCAACTTTCAATTTAAGCCAACTACTGTTACATACAATGTTCCTGCAGCCAGTCCGTTAGGAAAATTAATTCAGAATAAAGTTGGAGTAATAGTAGTACACCAGCGCAACGGCGCACCTTGGGATGGTAAGACAGGATTAGAGAACCGCAGTAACGTAGCCATTATACCTCCTAAAGCTGGAGTACAATTCAAGTTAAAGAATCCGGGTAGACTAGCAACAGATGCCCGCAATGCAGTATTACAACAAGGCCCTATTGCGGAAAAATTCTTGAACGGGATGGCAAAAACAGCCAAAGACTCGATACAAAAGTATTTTAATCATAAGATTACTAGTCAAACTAACGAAGATTTGCTGCCGTGGTTGCAGAAGGAAGTAAGCGGTAAACAGTATCAACTATTAACTGCGTATATTAAAGACAATTCTGAAGGTATGAAGGCACTAGAAAAAGTATGGAATAGCGTATACAAACTGAAAGAAAATCTAGTTTCACAGCTTGAGAAACAAGTAAGCGGGTTTTCCCAAACAATCAACGGACAGCCCGGCGGTGAAGGATTTGTAGTACCCACTAGAGCCGGCCTTGTAAAGTTAGTAAATCGTATGCAGTTTGGTAGCGCACACTTCAATAAGTAACCGCAATCCCTTAATTTTTTCAACACAGGCATAAATATTAGTATGGGAGCAGTAGGCACCCAACAAACATTAAGGAATTTTTAAAATGGCACAATTTACACGTACAAACGGTGACTTTTACCCAGTAATGAACCTTGACTATCCTGCATATTCGAATCCTGGCGTTAACGCTCTTGATTCAGGTTATGTAGTTCAGCCACAAGGCCCAAAGCTTGACTTCTTCACACTCAGTGCAGCTAGCGGCACTGGCTTCAGCCCAACTCAGGCCAATGTTATTGTTTCAACTGTTCAGCAGTTGGCAACAATTTACATTTATGAGTATGTGGACACAAGCACAGACACGCTTTCTTTCGCTGTATACCCAACAGGCGCTTGGGCAGTTGATAACAGCTACGGTGCTAACGCAAACGTAACTGCCGCTGTAATCGCAGCACTGACCTCAGCTTCAGTTGCTAATACAGTTACTGGTGCAAACTCAGCGACATTCACCACAGTTTACACTGGTCTCTAATACTAGTTTGACTGTCTGAAACAACGAACCCGGGATTTATTCCCGGGTTTTTTGCCTCTATAAATACAGCATGAATCACCTACTTTCATGTTACACATTGTTTGACATAACACAGACTAACGTGTTAAACAGGTCAAAGCCTTTAGCTAGTGATATACCTGAAATTTGGAATCATAGAAGAAGCACACAGGCTAACTTTGATACTATTTTGCAAGCAATTTCATTACGATCACAGCCTGAGATAGTTAAAATTCCTACAAAAATAAAGATCACACTTGATGACGATAAATTTGGTTTTCTTTACAAAGGCTATGACGAGGAAGAAATAGTAGCATGGACCTTTGATTTTCAAGTACAGCATCCTAGTGTGTTTAGCGACGGGATAGAAGATTTAAGTTATTTATATAGTGATTGCGACGGAGTACCCATGATAAGATGCAACACCGAATGGCATAGAGTATCTAACTTTTTAGATACCACCCCTGAACTTAGAAACATATATTTTATACACCATGAACAAGATCAATAAAGTAAAACAGTTCTTTGCTAGGGAACTATCAAAGGAAATCCAAAGTATTATGCTTTTGGAAGTATCGGACGGGAGTTATCTAGCGTTTGGAAAATACAGTATTGCTCCTAAAGACGGGTGGTATGAAATACGCACAATAAAAGAACCCTGGCGTGATCGTACTATGATATCAGATCTAAAAATAGCCGTAACTTGGTGCATATTTGACAAGCATTCACGAATACTAGAAACTAGGAGATTGCCCGAAATAGACACCGAACTAACCGGAATTAAAATAACTTTAGCTTCATTACAGCAAAAATTCAATAATTCTAGCAATTCGGCTGATAAATGCATCTATCTAGCTAAGATACAGGAAACTAAATATAAGAAATCTATGATATTACGTGAATTAAATCTGTATCTTGGAACCTCTGCTCTTTGGCAAAAAGAGAAGTTCAAGAAATTTGACCCCTCATATTCCTAGAATTCTGATAAATACACTAACAAGACTGGAAACACATTATGAAACTCAATGATTTAGACTCTAAAGGTTATGCTGTAAAAGCTCTCAAGGAAAGCTTTGACTATAAATTTGATACATCAGGATTAAACACTGGTGCAGCTACAAAGATGCTTAGAAAAGTGCAAGGTTTAAAGAAAGAAATGAAGGCAACACCTAACTTCTATGAGAATCAGAATTCACCTTCATACATGAAGCTAGTGTTTATGGAAGAAGCTCTAACTGAACACATTGTTAGTAACAAGCCGCGCGCCGCAAGAATCATCATTGAGAACGAAGAAGTAGAAAAGTCACAAGTAATCTTAGCTGCTCAAGATATAGTTGATTCTGTGCAGAAAATGATTGAAGAAACTAGTGATATGCTTGTTAAAGAATTGCCTGCACTTACATCAAGTGTTGAAAATGAAATTGGTGTAAATGAAAGCACTCAATTCAATCAGCAAGTTTCAGAAGCATTAACCGGTCTTAGCCAAGCTATGGCACAGGCTAAAGCCACACTACAGAATGCACTAAATGGGCTAACAGGTCAGGGAGGAAATCCAGAAGCATTTGCTCCACCGGCAGGCGGCGCAGCTTCACCTCTAGAGGTTCCGCCAGAGGGTGAGGTTTCACCTGAGGAAGCTCCTGAACTGCCAGCAGAAGAACCAGAAGAAATGCCAACACCTAGAGTTGGGCGTGAAAAGAGATAACAATGTATCTCTTTGAGCTAGATGAAGAACCATTAGTTGTAAAGATAATCACAGTAAGTGATCAATTGGCTACGGATGTGCAGTCGGGTAAAGTTAAACCTGATTGGACTGTGGATGAGCTATTGTCGTATTATAGAAAGTATAATATAGTTCTGAGCAAAGATGATTTGTATAACATGATTAAGCAGCCGCCGTTACAGAATTATATCACCAATATTCAGGGTGATAATGTAATATTTAAAGGTCAACAAGAAAAGCCGGCTATGTCAGGTCCTCCTCCTGCACCTGAAGATCAAAAGAAAGTCGTAGCAAAAATGGCTAAGAGAGCTGCAAAATAGCATTTGACAGATAGAATAACATTTGCTATAATTAGTTAATGTATATACCTAACAAATTTCCATATAATGCATTAGATAGAGAAACAATCAATGGTTCTAGACATTACGTAACTCCAGATGGTCACCGAGTACCTAGTGTCACAACCATTTTAGACGCAACTAAACCCGAAGAAAGCAAGAAAGCACTACAAGAATGGCGCAAACGTGTGGGTCATGCTAAAGCACAGCAGATTACTACCGAAGCAGCTAGTCGTGGTACTAGAATGCATAAGTGGCTAGAAAACTATGTTAAGACTGGCAACATGGGTGAACCGGGTACTAACCCGTATAGTGTACAGAGTCATCAGATGGCTCAACGCATCGTTGACGAAGGGCTTGTAAATTGTAGTGAATTTTGGGGTACAGAAGTTTCACTTTACTATCCTGAAATTTATGCAGGAACTACTGACTTAGTAGGAATCCATACTGGTTCAGCAGCTATTATGGATCATAAACAATCTAATAAAGTTAAAAAGCGTGAATGGATTGATGACTACTTCATCCAACTTGCGGCATATTCTAATGCCCATAATAAAGTTTGGGGGACTAATATCCGTAAGGGTGTTATTTTTATGTGTACTGCTGATAAGCAATACCTAGAGTTTATCATTGAAGGTAAAGAATTTGACAAATATTCTGACCTTTGGTTTGCTAGATTAGAAGAATACTACACTAAATTTTTGTAGTCGTTTAAGATTCTGTGAGCATAAATAAGTGTATTAGGATAAGATACACTTATGGCCATCATTCAAATTTCCCAAATCCAACAGAGAACCGGTAATCTTGTAGACTTGCCGCAACTAAATGAAGCCGAATTTGGCTGGGCATCAGACACCAAACAGTTGTTTATAGGTAAAACTGTTCCGGCTGAGAATGTTGAAGTTCTCACCGCCTACTCTAATATTGCGTTCAGTCAAATTACAGGAGCTGTTGGTAATTTAAATATTACCGCATCCGTTGCTAACGGAGAAGTGCTAACTTTTGACGGTACCAATTGGGTAAACCGAGGCGGTAATGCCGGCGGCTTTATTAATTTAGGTAATGTTGGTAATGTGCATCTTGGTGGAGGGACAAGCGGTTATGTATTACAAACAGACGGCACTGGCAATCTAAGTTGGACTGCACAGACTGGGAACGGTGGAGGTAATGGTACACCCGGCGGCGCAACTACACAGATTCAGTTTAACAGTGCAGGGGCTTTTGGCGCTAGTGCAAATTTCACATATAACTCTTCTAGTTCACTATTAACAGTAAATGGCAATGCAAATGTTGGCAATCTAAATGCTAGTTCGTTGGTCAGTGCCTCATTGTTTAGTTCCAATATTGCAACAGGAACTCCTCCCTTATCAGTACAATCATCTACACAGGTGCCAAACTTATATGCGACCTATGCAACTACTGTAACAAGCGCAGCACAACCTAATATTACAAGTGTAGGTACATTAAGTACGCTTACCGTAACAGGCAATGCTAATGTAGGCAACATCGGTGCTACTAAAGGTGTATTCATTAATGTAAGCGGAAACGGTAGCGCATTAAGTTCATTGACGGGTGCTAATGTTTCGGGCGCCGTTGCATTTGCAACTACTGCCAATGGTGTAGCTGCTGCAAATATTGTAGGAGCAGTGCTAACCGCAAACGCATTATTAACAAATACCTCATCTGCTACAAGTGTATATCCCACGTTTGTCACAAGTTTATCTAATGGTTACTCACAACAGTATGTTAATTCAGCAATTAGTGCGAATCTAGCAAACGGTTCCGTAACCGCAACTACATTCATTGGCAATGTTATTGGTAATATATCCGGCAATTTTATAGTGAATGGAAGCAATACTGATGTGTTGTTTAATGATTCCGGTGCTGCAAACGCTACTGGTGGATTTACTTTTAATAAGACATCCAATCTCGTAACAGTAAACGGCAACCTAGTTTCATCTAATGCCAATTTAGGAAACTTAGTAATTGCTAACCACTATCAAGGTGTAATAGAAACACCAGCTCAACCAAATATCACATCGTTGGGTACCTTAAATATATTGAATGTAGCTGGCGTCGTAACTGCACCAATATTCCAAGGTGCATTCAACGGAGACGGTTCGGGATTGAGTACATTGTCCGGCGCTAATGTCACCGGTGCCGTAGCATACGCAACAACTGCTAATTCAGTTGCCGGAGCTAATGTATCGGGTACCGTAGCAAACGCTAACAACTCATCGTATTTGGGCGGCGCACCAGCAGCAAGTTATTTGTTGACTAATGGAACAGGTGCTGGATTAAGTGCAATTACTGGTGCCAACGTCACTGGTTACGTAGCAAATGCAACTTACGCCAACACTTCAGGTAACGTATCTCATGGCATATTCTTTAGTAATAATGGATTGGGCGCCGGTTCAGGTATTGGTTTTGATGGAACAGCCACTACTACTATTAGTTACAATACTATTGGTGCGTTAGGAGTTGGAAACTTCACTGGATCAAATCAATTGTTAACCCCGACCGGGTATCAGGTTCTTCCCGGTGGCCTCAAGATGGCTTGGGGTATGACGCCAACCCCAGCTATTACTAACTCTTATCCAGGCGCAATGGTAGTATGTCCTTTTGCAACGGGAGTAAACTTTACTCAAGTATTTTCAGCGCAGGCTACTTTAATTAATCCATATGGCGACAATGGACAGGGTGCATATTACGATGTATGGGCACAAGTGGTAGGCTTCACCACTGCCAGTGTGCGGGTAATGGTGCAAGGATCAAGTGGTTCCAACGGTGGTTCTTGGAATATATACTACTTGGTTATTGGAAAATAATAGTTTTTTGATAAATACTTCGTACACTCTCATAGTGAGAGTTTATGCAGTACCCACTGCGTAGTGGTTAGAACCCACACCATTTACAGGAGAAAATCAAATGGGACGTCCTTTAAAAATCGCTAAATCGCAAACAGTATTAACAATTACAGCAACAGGTTCCGGATTAGGAGCTGCTGTAACAGTATCACAAAACTTGACTACAACTCCAACTGTTGGTGTAGCAGCAGGTATGCCCTTTATCCCAGCAACAACAGTTGGTGGATTAGTTGGCGGCACTACATATTACATTAATGCTATTACTGGTAATCACACATTTACTGTGTCAACTACACAACTAAGTGTTCAACCGCAAGTACTAGCAACATTGTCAACTACTTCAGCACAAACAGTTAAAGCAACAGTTGGCTTAGTTGACTATGCATTTAACAATCCAAATAACTCAAATACATCAGCACCATCGGGTTCTAATGCATCGTTTGGTGCTGTAGGTGGTAACACTGCACAATACGGTAAGCAGACTCTAGTTGCAGTTGCAATTGGTCAGAATGGTATGGCTGGTGGTGGACTTGCAACAGACAGCGGAAGCTCACAATTCTTTGCTTCAGTTGACTCGCTTGCTAACATAGCAGCAGGTACAGTGATTCAGGCAAACGTAGCAAATATCAATGGTACTTCTACTGATTTGGTTACTCTTGGTACGGTTGCTACAGTCGATGCCGGTGTATTACTTGCAATAACTAATACAGTTGCTACAGGTAATTTTATTGTAACATCTGGCGATACCGCAGACTTATCTGACGGTGTTGTTTGGTTTGATACAAGCTTTGGTCCTATCGTAAACAATACACCATACTACTTAGGTACAGTTGCAAATACAACTCACTTTACAGTATTAGCAAATCCAAGTGGCCCAAATGTTCCAATGACAACAATCAATGGAATCACCTCAAACTTAAATCAGCACACAGGAAACTTTGCTGCCAATGCTACAACAACATATGCGACACCAGTTAATTATGTGTATGCAAATGAAGAAGCAGGTTTTATCGTTCGTCAGAAGGGTAAAACAAAGTATCTTGTACAGGGTGCGACAAGTGGTTTACAAGCACAGTGCTATACAGCAAACGTTGCTAACGCAGCATTGTTGCCAAACTCAATGAGCATTACTGCTACTACTGCGGCACCGGCTACAGTGTATGTACAGTCGTTGAACGATTATCAGTCACAGTTGTTTGCAACAACAGTTGCTGACGGTTCATTCACCCCTGGCACAAAGTATGTAGTTTACTATGCCGGTAATACAGATTGGACAGCAGTTGGCGCAGCAGGTAATATCACTGGTATTACATTCACTGCAACAGCGGTAGGTGGTTCTGGTACAGGTACAGCAGTGTTGTCATCATCATCCGGTGAGACACCTTCTGCATCAAATCCTGATGTGATTGCGTCATTCAACGGTGCAGCTGCCGCTAATGCGTACTACACACCAAGCAATCCAGTCGTAACTGTTAACAACGCTTAACGGTCATGGCAGCTACAGCGCGCATAACTAAGATTAAGGCTGAAACTGACATAGCGGTACTTCAAGTCCAGGTGAAAAACCTGGACGAGAAGTTTGACGGACTTAAAGAAGATATTCGTGATTTACGAACTTCAGTAGATACGCAAACCGAATTTAGTAAGACTCTTATTGAACATTTACAAACTGATCGTTCCTCTAACCGACATTCTTTAGGTAGAAAGGTAGAAGATTTAGAGAAGTGGAAGTGGATGGTAATGGGAGGCGCAGCGGTTGCGGGCGCTTTAGGTTTTCATGTAGTGAGTAAGGTGTTTGGAATACAATAGACTTACTTTGTCAGCGTTCTCAGCTTTTCTTGTACTAAATCAATATTGACTGTGCTAAACAGTCCGGTATGTAACGGCTTGGGGTATTGATCCTCTCCTACCCAAGCATATCCACAATGTTCATCGTTTAGAATAGGAATGAACTCGCTTTCTACTGCGCTAAAGAATGTGTGATATGTAAACGTATTATTAACAAACTTTTGAATTGGAATCAATTTGGTTATTTCAAAGAAGTCCATTTCTTCTAAACATTCCCTACGCAATCCTTCCAACAACGCTTCACCTTTTTCTATCTTTCCACCTGGAATACTCCAAGTATAATTCTTATCATTACGCAAAAGGTATAGGAATCGTCTTGTGCTACTGCAATAAAAAAAGATTCCTGCTGATACATTCATACTATGATTTATCTGAAATGAATGCGCGCCTACAAAAATACTGTTATATAACTATAGAATAGTCACCTTGGTTATAAAAGCCTTCATATGATTTCATCCACATATCATTGGCATATCTATATTGGATATTTGTAGACAAATTAGTAACGAATTGAGTAGTAGTAGCTGCCTGAGAATCAAATGCAACAAACCATTGACCAGTACTACCATCATATTGAATAATGTCGTTTGCATTTGCTACAACAGTTCCCCAAGATACTGTAGAATTATCGGGCGCCCCAATTGGTTCTACGATCAAATACCTTAATCCCGGCACAGGTCCGGGTAATCCCGCATTAGGACCACTAACTAGTGGATTAATAACTGAGCTAACAGGCGACATTGTATTTTGAGGTAACGTGTCCGGATCAATATTGTAAATCAAGAATCTATCGTCTAGCGGGTTTGGCACAATTGTACCTACAATATCAGTATCCATATATGGATTTTCTAACCATATTTGTGAGATACCTGGACGAATGGTTCCGTACACATTTAACAAACTAGACCAGTACAAGGCCGTATCAGGTGGAGGATCAACGTTGTATAAGTCAGTATTGGGCGGGTTAAATGGTTCATTTGCTGGCAACAATTGTAACATGTTACCTTGCAATAATATTTTATAACCATACGGGGTTACTTTTAATCTAGTACCTAATAGCAAGTCATCATTTTGCATATCTTGTAGCGCATTGCCTTTGTAGATAGACATGATGATCTTTTCAATAACACCCATCTTAAGAAGTTTAGCAGGCGTACTCAACCATATAGGCATGTAGAACTTCCATGTCATTACATCTATGGGATTACCTGTACCAACTGGTATACTTCTACTAGTAAATGTTAATCCATCTTGGAAAACAGAACTTAATGAAGTCCAATCTATAAAGTTATCTGTGCTTTGAATTTCTAATGCAGGATTGAATAGAGTACCTAATTGTTCAATTAACTGTAGTTTTTGATTATAGTTAGTAGTCCAAAAATCTACATTCATTCTTAGCGTGTATGGTACAGGCATTAAGCGTTGGATAGAAAACGCTTGACCTTGTGTAGTTTCATAACGGCCAGTATCTTCGTCATAGTAACGCTGTCTAACTTGCATTTGATCTACGAAAGTAGGATCTTGCGTCCATTTTTGATTATACTCTAATCCGCTGATATAATAAGTTACCATAGGCGCGCTTGGTAAATTGCTAGCGGTGTTATTAGCAATAACAGTAGCAGCCTGCCTACTTTGGTCACCGTACATAATAGGTACGCGAACTAGTATGTCATTTCCTGCAGGGTCTTTGCCAAAGGTAACAGACCAATTTGAAAAAATCTTAGCAAACTGAATTAAAAATCTACGGATCTGAGAATCATAAAAAAACTGTGCCAATTTAATATTCCTTATAGTACAGGTGGTATAGGTGGATAGGGTTGATTGAGTATTGTTGACAACGGCTGCGCTTCCGAAACTGTAGTTCCATTTGTAAGTGTGGTGACGTTTGAATCGTTAATGAAGCTGGATAGCAACGACTTATCACTGGAAGTAAAGCCAGTGTCTGTTCTTACACTCTCACTGATTCTTAACCAAACTAAACCATCCCATCTAAACAATAACTGCGGTAAATAATCTATACGCAAGTGGTAATCTCCTACTGCAGGATTCGCTGGGAAACTAATGCCTGCGTTAACTCTAGATGCCATTGATCCTTGCAGTACTCCAGCAGGAAAACCATTTGGAGCTGTACCATCACCGGTCAAGTACCCAGCTAGATAGCCAAATGATTGAGGTGAATAACGTGCGATATATTGGAATCGAGGATCACAATCTGCGCGATAATCCATTTGTTGCGAAACTGTACCAGTAAAGCCCGGAGCCACTGGATCTTGATCAGCAGTGGCATATGTATTATCTGCTGTACCATAAGGTCCTGTTATAACAGTAGGTGAAGCTTGAAACTCTAATATCTTTAGACCACTTACAAATCCCGAACCTGTGCCAATTTTTTCAGGTGCAATAGTTCTAACTTGTAAATGTGATTGTATAAACTTGTCTATCTTAGCGTTATTCTTCTTAAGATTATCCAACGCTTGCTTAGATATTCGTATTACAGGGCTAGAGAATTTATAATTAGGGTTATTTACAAATTCTACAGTACCAACTGTAGCTGCAGGGTTGCCCCCGTTATATACTAAGAGATCGATAGGTGGAGCAGGTTGCCCGTTTTCTCCCGAAAACACAGTAAGACCGTCAGCGTTAGTTACATACTCGCCATACGTAGGAACCACGTAGAGATTATTTACTGTGTAGCCCGAGTTAGGAACAATTCGCTGTGCCTCCTCTAACACTGCGTTATTGATTTCTATATTCTTGTTGTAAGTAGATAATATAGTACTGAGTGTAGGATTGGTATCAATTTGCCAGTATGTAGAATTTGGGGGAGTGATTCCCGGCGGCACTGGTTGAGTAGATATGTAATTCACACCGCCATATGTAATTACATAACCTTGAGGGTACGGTTTGTTAGGATCAAATATACCAAGATAGTTGTCTGTGTTTGTTGGCTCTTTAAGAATTTGTGCAAACTCTTCGGTGTTAACAAGCGGCTCACACTTAATTCGCCAAAGATGCGGATACCAAGTCGGAGAGAAGCCTTCACTGGCCCAGTTAGCATCAGTTATCTGCATAAAGCGTTTTAATGCTACTGGTACTTTATTAGCATCTAATGGGTCATAATCTAGCAAGTGGGGTAATTCTATTACATCCCCTACCATTAACTTTCTACCTATTTGTTCAATCATGTCATTGTAGTGAACTACAATAAAAATGATGTTGTTGTTTAGAAACAATCCAAATTGGCTTAAATCAAAATCTAAATTCTGTACTTGATAATGACCTCGCAACCGGTAAATATTAGTATCGTAAGTACGATCTCTGTTTTCTATGAATAGCAAGTCTTGTATGTTTTGAGGATTTAGCGTATCATATTGCGGTTGAGTAAAGTCGTTGCTAGGACCCTGATTTGACGGACCCATATATTTATGAATATATAAATCGGTTCCACCAACGGTTAGTTGTTCTGCTATCGTTCTATCAAAGAACGCATAGTCTTGGGTTTTCTGCGGGCGGTATAAACTGAGCCGAGGCATATTAAACTCCTCCCGCCATATTCTTAGCGAGTAAGTTAACCTTTCTTGAGGCATTTCGTATAGCTATGTATCCGTCAAGGATTCTGTCTCTTGCAATCTTGATGATATGGTAATACCATTTTGTGTATTTTTTATCATTGAACATATAGTTATTTATCGTACCCAATAATGTGTCAAATATCTTGACATTGGATATTGTTTCTGTTAGACTAGCATAACTGGCACAGGATACGCCTAAGTTATTGATTCTTATAGTAAAAAAAAGGCTTGACTTTTTTTAGGTATTTCTATATACTATATAAGTAGGATAAGATTTAGGAGATTTATATGGCTCGTCGCCCCGTTCTTGTTAAGACCAAAAAGAAAGTCACCCGCGCTACTGCGATTCGTCGCGGGAAAAATACTTCCGGACCCGAATTTACTGGTTGGGAAAAGATGACCGGTCAGCAGTTCAATAAGTTCAAGAACGACACAAAATATTTCTATTACGAAAATTTTCAGGAAGCTGACTTGCTCCCTGAGATTTGGGTGTGGATGAAAGCGAATGGTTATTCTGTTCAGGACATTCGCAACGCCAAAGCGGCAAGGGGTCTTTATGCGGTTGGTGTGTGGCCCGCTATCATGTGCAAGTTGTTGCACACTGGTTGCCCCGATTACAATAAGGTAGAGGCAGACTACTGGGAAGCACTTGCGGGTACTGGACCCACACTTCACCCAATTACCAAATTCATCAGGGACCGAGTGGATGCGGCTATCCCGGTTGGTGCAAAGATTGTAGAAGAAGAAAAGAAGGTAGAAGAATCAAAGGTTGAAAAGCCGGTGTTTCGCCTAAACATCCAAGAACTGATGCGTGAACGTGCTAGTGACGCTTTTGGCGAGATTGAAGGTCTCGCCGACGATTACAATCTTGCAGGTTGCCCAAAAGAATTCCCAACCAAAGATGCAATTATGGGTTTTCTAAATGCACAGAAAGTTCTTCCGCAGCACCTCAGTAACTACATCAAGCATTGGGAAAATCTCAAGGCTGAGTATGAAGAAGCTAAGGCAGGAAAGTGTCCCTTGTTGATTGCAGGCTATTCTATCTATACTCGCACTCAACTTAACAACAAGATCAAGTTTGCCGATCAGGTCATCGAAAATCTGACTGCGTATATCGCTATCAAGCAGGCATCGCGTACTCCGCGTGTCCGTAAGGCAGTACCAATCTATAAGATTGTTGCTAAGTTGAAGCACCTCAAGGCATTTAAGGATGCTACTCTCAAATTGGATTTGGTCGGGCTCTCCCCTGAAAAGTTGCATAATTCTCAGGAGGCGTGGGTCTACGATACTCGCAAGCGTAAAATGCATCACTATGTCGCAGACAATTATAGCGGGTGTCTGATGGTCAAGGGCAATACTCTAATTGGCTTTGACAAGCGTGAGAGCGGTATCAAGGCGCTTCGCAAGCCCGCTGAGCAGATTAAGGCTCTCACTGGTAGCAAGCCGGCTGCACGTAAATACTTTGGGGAAATCAAAGCAGTTGTATCGATTCCAAATGGTCGATTTAATTCAGAAATGATTATTCTGAAAGCATTTTAAGGTAAATTTATGAATATTGATTTGAAGAAGTATCAGGAGTTTGTTCAGGCAGTCACAAGTGAACCTAGCAATGACCTAAGTACCTTTATGAGGAGACTTGATCGTTTAGATGGTAACTATGAAGCTTATGGACCTAACGGCGAACATATGCACGGACCAGACGCGAATGTGCCACTGCTTATTACGGGTGCCATGGGACTCTCTGCTGAAGCAGGAGAGTTTATGGAAATTGTAAAGAAGATGTTGTTTCAAGGAAAGCCATTATCCGAAGAAACTTTTTTCCATATGAAGCGTGAGCTGGGCGACGTTATTTGGTATTGGATTAACGCTTGCAGGGCACTTGACCTAGATCCAAACGAAGTCATTGCAGAGAACGTAAAGAAGCTAGAAAGCAGATACCCGGGCGGCTCTTTTGATCCTTACTACAGTGAGAATCGCAAAACCGGAGATTTGTAATCGTACTGAATTCCGATAAATAATAGTAACAAATCGGAATCTAACATGGCAATACCAGCAGGAATCAACCCAGGCACCAATGTACTAAACAATCCTTTAGATACTCCTAATGGATACAGCCTAGCGCAAATGAAGCAAGGCGTATTTCAAAATATAGCCCTACGTTTAGGCTCAGGAATAGTAGACGTTGAATTAGATCCCGAGCATTACGAGGCCGCGTATAACTATGCTATTAAGGTATACAGACAACGCGCACAAAATGCTACGGTAGAATCTTACACTTTAATGACCGCAATTGAAAACGTTGATACTTATACTCTACCACAAGAGTTTATCAATGTTAGAGCGGTTTTTAGAAGAACAGTAGGTTTAGAAACAGGACCAAGTTC